ATATCTATCTTTTAATTCTTGCCATATCTCAGATTCTTTTTTAACTTTATTTTGTGCAATACTATTAGCTAATTGACCTGCAACAGGACTATCTGCTGTACCTCCAGCTAAAACAAAAGGTAAAGCTACGTCAGCAGGATATTGATATTTTTCAGTAACATTCTCTAACTCAGGTTGTATATTTGGATTTAATTTAAAATTTTGATTGTATTGCCCTATTTGTAAATCATCACGATTATTACCACTGATGAAATCCATCTCTTCATTATCATCGAACAGGTGAAAACCCATTATCTATTCCTGTTATTAATAAGCTCTAATAGTATTGGAGATGGGTTAATCTCATACATTGCCTGTAACATTAAATCAACATTATCAGTTAATTTAACACCAGATGACCCCTCCCCTATTGGTACTCCTTCTGTTCCAGGTTCTCCTGGTCTTTCAGTAGGTGCAAAAACATTTGGTGTAATAGACATTGGTTCTGCTACTGGTAGGGGAGAACTTTGTTGTTGTTCTACAAAAGCTTGATTTTCTCCATAATCTGCATCAGGCAATCTTCTTAATGGTTGAGTTTTACTTCCAGGTCCACCATCTGTTCTTTGACCACCTTGTGGTGTAGCTACAGCTGCTGGTTTTGCTGGTTGTCTATATCCGCCTCTTCTACTCTTGGCCATAGCTATCTGCCTCATTAGTAAATAGAATAATTACTCCTGGTCTTGGATGTATAATCTGTACAACATTTTCAGATAATATATCTATTTCGTCTTGTACACCATATTCGTTATACACCATATCCCAGAACTCAGTTTCATAATACTCGTTCATCTTAAACTCCAAATGCCTGTGCCATTGTTGGGACTCCACCTTGACCTCCTAGTTGTTGTTGTGCCATTTGTTGTTGTATCATCGCTTCTTCTTCAGGAGACATTTGTGGCTCTTGAGGAGTATAGAACTGTTTCATAATATCAGTTATAGCGTTTGGATACTCATAAATAGCAATTGCTGCCATTGTTGCTGCTGGGTCTCCTTGTGCAGACCTAGCAAGTATAGAATCAAATAAAACTTGTTCAGCTTTATTTTTTCTAATTCGTTCTTGTACTTTAGCTATATTCTCTAAACCATCAATATTATCTTGTAAAGTTTCTACGTCTATAACACCTGCTTGTAGTAATTGCAAGCCAGTGACAATTTTTTGTGGTTCATCAAATCCAGCCATAACTCCATAGATACGTCTTGTAGTAAAATTACCTCCTATATCTTTAAGAGGTGAATAATTTTCACTAAAAGCTGCACCATTAAAGAAACCTGCCATAGGTTTTTTTGTCATACCCTGTTGATAAGATAGAACTACATCTAGTTCTAATCTCTTAGCATCCATCTCGATAATACCGTGTCTAATGATTTCTCTATATTCATTAATCATTAATGACATAGTGCTATTAAGTTCAGATAGACCAGCACCTGTAACAAAGGAGTTAGGAGATTGAGAGTCGTCAGTTACTGGATAACCACCGACCATTCTTAGTTGTCGTTCTAATCTATCTATTTGTTGGAATAATTGATATGGTATGTTGTTCTGTGGTTTAGAAACTTGTGTACCAGGAGCTAGATAGTTTACCGCAAATCTGCCTTTTCTATATTGTCCGGATTCTATCTCTCCTGATATGTTAGTTTCTGTAAATACAGAATCTTCCATAGCTATTGCTGACATGATATTAATTTTTGCCATCATAGCCATCAAACCTATAACATGGTCATACTGACCTTTAAGTGCATCAAATGACATCTTTTTAACAAATACAAATGGTGGAGTAGATAATACATTAGGTATAAAATCTAATATCATTGACTTCTCAGGGAAAACTACATATGTTCCACCTTGGTCATAATATTCAATTATCTTTACACCTTGACTTGTATTATCTTCCCAATCAGAAGTAGTCTTAGTATCGAATGTTCCAAAAGGATAAGCTGGTGCTGTTGCTCCTTTATTTGTTTCATCTTCATCTTGATTTAAAATCTGTTCTGCAAACTCTGGATAGATTTGTGCAAGTTTATATCTAGGTATTCTTCTAACAACAGCTAACTCTCTAGGTTGTTGGTCTGGTCCAAAGTTTCCTGGGAATGTATCGTAAGGGTCTCTTAATTCAGCAGAAGGATATGGGTATCCATTTTTATCCATCTTTGTTGTTATAACCCAAGCAACATAACCATAACCAGGTAACCATCTAGCTGCTTGTGCTAATTGTAAATTTAAATTTTGTTTTTCATCATAGTTAGTAACAATACGTTCTAACTTTTCAGCCATGTATTTAGACCTATCAGATTCATTTTCATTAGGTACATCAACTCTTACTTGAGGTATACCTGAAATCTTTTGAGCTAATCTATCTATACCAGATTGAAGCATGTTAGGAGCTGGTAATAAATCAGCATCTGTTGTTTCCATTGTATTACCAAGTAATGCTTTAATACCATCAGGTCCACCATTTAAAATAGCTTTAATTCTAGCTTTAGAGATTTGTCTTTCTTGAACACCTTTACCTGAAGTTAATATACCTGCTGCTCTAACTATCTCTTGATAGTTTTTTATATCTAAACTTTCTATGCCCATGTTGGTTTATCCATATCCGTTACCTTATAATCTCCATAACTAGGATTGTAATCTAATCCTATGTCAGCTGAATGCTCTTTTTGCATTCTTCTAAATACTTTCATCGGAAACCAACCTGCCATAACTATGTCAGTTTTCTCTTTGTTTCTCTTAGAGACAGGTTTCCCATCAAAGTATAACAGCTGTTGCCTATATTTCTGTACCTTTGCATTAGATTCTCCATCACCAGTAGGAAGATGTATTCTTTTATTTTCAAATAAATCTGCCATAGCTCCAACACCATAAAGAGGGTCATGTTTATTTTTTCCAGTTAAGTGTCCTTGAACTACTAAACCAGTACGTAATGTAAATTCTTTTATACTTGCATCTTGTCTAATAGCAGTTTGAAAACCATTCTCTTCTACTATCCAATGTCTACAATCATACTTGTGTAACCAATCAGACATTTGGTCTAATGCTGCTCTTACACCTCCACCTCTTCTATTTTCTAAATCTACTAACCATAGTTCTCCTCTATATATATCTATTCCCCATAGAACAGATGCCTGGTATCCAGAAGATGCAGGGTCTAATCCAGCAACTAAATATAAATTTTTATAAACCTGTCCCATTACTAAATCAGGTCTAATACATTGGTCAATCATATTCATAGTAAAGATTTGTGTACCCTCTACATATGCCTGATTGTAATAAACCATTTCAAAAGTTTGTCTACCACCTGTAGACTCTGCAGAATTTAATCTAGATTGTAACCATTTAAAACTTCTCTTAGTAGGCCATAACATACAATTAATATGCTCTTCAGTAATATGTTCTGGTATTTCACATTCCATTTTGTGTGCTGTTTCAACAATAGAAGTAAAGTTATCTGACTCTAAAAGATGATTATATAAATCATCAGGATGTTGTCTTGAACCTATAACAACAACAGCAGTATGTTCTTCTTTTCTAGAAGATAGAGTTGTTGTCCACCATTGTCTTGTAGATTCTCTTGCACCAGGTTGCTGTGTAGTTTGATGGTCCTCAATGTCATCTGCAATTATTAAATCACAGTCTCTTGATAATATCTTTCCACCTTTACCTACAGCTACCATAGTTGGAGATTTAATTCCTGCTACTGTTCTTGTACCTACAGTAAATTGATTCTGACTCCAATTCTTTCCAGAACGGTTATCTGGCTTAAAATTTGTTCCTGGGGGACAATATGCATCTCTTAGCTCTTCGTTCGTATCAAGCACGTCTAGGACGGCACTAAGGGCATTTTTAGCTATATCTTCGTTTCCACCTACCCACATGATACGCATGTTCGGATTCTTACATATCTGATAAACAGCAAAGTGAATTAATAGTTCTGTCTTTCCGTGTCTAGGGGGACTTAATATTAATAACTCTTTACCGTGTTTAATAGAATCAATGATGTTATTAATCCAACCTACATGAAAATCAGCAGTTTCATACTCTTTACCCAGCTCAGTCCTAAAATATTTTTTGCGAAAGCTAGAAAAATTTTTAAGGTTCTTTTCAGCTTCTTCGGATAACTTCCAATCTTCTGCTAAAACTTCGTTTTTACTATCTATCTTAAAGGCAGCGAGCATACGAGATACGGTAGCTGGAGTGCAACCAAGGAGAGAAGCCGCTTTAACTACAGTCATGTCGCCATTCGCTACCTCTTCTGCTAGTCCTTCACTTACAAAAGATGTATAATATTGTCCTCTACGTACACTTGCGTAGTCACCGC